GAGCTTCTTCTTATCCTTGGGGCTGGCAAGTAACGGTGGATAATGTGTATGTTCAAATTCCAACGCCTGCGTCCCCACGTGCTGGTCAAACCTGGATGCATCCAGTCCTATAGCCACACAGTCTCCTGTGCCTCCCATATCCTCCCAATGCTGAGCTAGACAAGCCCCAACCTGTGATGCATTCTTGCCCTTCATCACAACTGTGTGTCCAGCCGCCTCAGCTATCGCCTGTAGAAGCGGGTGTTCCATAGGCTTCACGAACCTACCCGTTTCCAAATTTGCTTCAGGACTCATTGGCGAAACGATCCTTGCTACTGCACCCGGCTTGAGTGTTCTCTCGGTCTTTGTGAAAATTGTGACCTGAAAATCGCGGTCTGTTAAGGTCCTGTGTTGCAAGGCCTCAACAGCTGCCATGTACGTTGCTCTTTTCTTGCCCGTGTACAACAAGGGATATGCATCCCTTTCCACCGGGGAAATAAAGCCGCAACGTGCCATGACGCGTTTGCGTACACCACTCAGCCTGGTTTCAAAGACGCCCGGTACTGCCTGAGGTGGCCGCACGAACTCTCCAGATGCATCCTTGACGAAAAACACCCGTTCTTTTACTCCCGTGATGAGATTTTGTAAAGATGAATTAAAAGCGTAGATTTGACGCGGCGGGGACATCTTTTGCCCCACCAAGAAAGTGCGCCTTACGCGTGACGTGGCTCCCAAAATTCGTGATACCGCCAAACTGGGAGGGTTGGGTGCCGTTGACTCGTGGCCATCCCTCCCCGGTACACTAACTGGGCCACCCTAGCAACCACTCTCGTAGTGGCTGCGACGAAGACCGAACCAATTGCTCCAGTACTTCATGTCCCGTGCCTTGTGGGCACGTCGCACCACTGGAGTATTGTCAACCATAACTGCCATTGCATCCATGTCCGTAGGGACAAAAGCAATTCGAACAGCCATGGGCAACACCTTGGCAATATCGACTCTGCGGACGTTGTCAGCTTCCATAGCCTTCCTTATCCACGTTGAAACGACCATCTCGTTTGCGCGTGTGAACTTGGGGCTGTGGAACTGGGCGTGCGCCAAAAGGGAATAGGAAGCGTACCACTCAGCGTTCGAGTGGCGTGGTTTCCTCTTCCCGTCGGGCGTGTCTTCCAATCCGGCAGCAGGGTCGGTGACTGAGGGGTTGTTGTACTCCTCAACCACTTTCTTAACCTGCAGCTGGACGACCGGTTTGATGTAACCGGGGAACAACATCTTAAAAGCCATCCACGGGCCGACCGACACCTTGGTCTTCTTCCTGAAGGGCACGATGTGTGCCTTCACTCTCCACTCCTCACTATCCGCAAACATTGATGATGGATCAGAAACTACTGGAGGGGCAAGAGTTCTAGTAGCTGTTATACTGGGCATGATATCTGGTGTCTGCGTATGGGGGGAGTTTGTGGTCTATGGGACCATCAACCAGTGGCTTGTCACCCTAAGCGGGGCCCCCTCGCGGTAGCGTACGTCCCAATACCGTAAACGGTAAACCAATGGGCTGGCGGGAAGTTGCGTATCCAGATCCCTGACTGGACTTGATGTCATCGGCCGAAGCCCGCAAGTACGTGCGTTTCCTGTTCTCTTACCGATCGCCTGGAGTAAGCGGCTGCTATAATCAAACGGCAGCACGTGGATTTGAAGATCACAATTCTCTTCACCCCGCAGGGCTACTGGGCCGAGGGCTCCCCAGGGGATCGACTGGTTACGTGTCCCCGTGTGCTTCTACCTCTATGCTAGCTTCTATGGTAGTTTACTCTACCAACCCGGAAACGCCGGGGCGTGGTCCATCAACCTTACCAAGGACCAGGGTGAAGCGCTTAACGGTGCGCCCGTTCGCATTCTAGGATACTTGGGAGGTATTACCAGCGCGCCCACATACATGGTACGCCCCCCCTTTCTGACCCATTGGGCCGAAATTCTTTCAACGGGCCTAGC